TGACTTCTCTTTAGTCTGTTCCAAAAATTCTTTATACTTAGCCTTTGTAGCTTCAAAGTCTTTTCCTGCTTTTATCTTCCTGTCACGTACTGCTTTTTCAACCTCTTCTTCAAAGAGATGTCTTTCAATCTCTTCTTCAGTAGCTTCTCTTAGCAAGCCCTGGTCTAAAGCGTCTTCTATAATTTGTGTAGTCTCTTCAGGTAAAGATTTTACCTGACCTTTTATGACTGTGAAATGTGCTTCATCAGCTGAATTCCACATGTCTCCGTCTGTTGTTACATATTTTGCCATTTTGTCCTCCATATGAGTTATATAAAAATGAAAGCACGGAATAACCCGTGCAATTCGAATTAAGCGTCTTCCAGCTTATCGTACAGGAAGTCTACATATACTCTTAGCTTGGCTAAGGTATAATCTGCAGAGGGTGTTGCAACTGCATCCATAGCAACAGCAAGCTTTTCAGTTCCTACTGCTGTATCTGTGGTTGAAGTCAACCTCTGTCCTGCGTCTGCTGCAGCAACCGCTGAACCTGTCAGATATAAAGAATCGTTTACTCTGATTGGCTCATCGTATGTGCCAGACGCAGCCACTAATCCGTCTACATATGCAAACCCTTTCCTAAGAACAGGGGCATATTTATCTCCTGCTGAACCGCTTGAGTTATCAACATCAACATCAGCAATTCCTATTACAGAATCACTTGTTGCTGTGCATCTCTCAACAGTTCCAGCAGTTGTGCTAGTCAGCTTGATAAAATCACCCTGACTAACTGAAGCAGAAGCTGCCATCGGGTAGGTAACTACTACATTACCTGCTGATGGTATACCACCGCTTCCACCTAAACCATACACTGATGGCTCCGTTGTAGCTGTAAATGCCATTTTTTTGTTTCTCCTATTTATTTAGTCTAAGCAGTCGTGCCGTTTAGCACAACCCAGTCGAACACTATTTCCTTACCTGCTGGTATTTGCCTGTCTGCTTGGACAGTAAATGTTCCTGAATTACCAGATGTGGTTAAACTAGCAGCAATTGCAATGGGTCCGTTAATATCAGATGCCATTGACTTTTGCTTCAGCAAAACACTGTCTGTGTCTGTCAAGGTACAGGTTACTGTTGCAGATGGTGTAACACCACCAGCTCCTAGTGTAGCACTAAGAGTTGCCGTTCCTGAATATATATTCACCGTCATTTTGCCACCTCAAAAATTAAGGTAAGGCTGCTTAAGAAGCAGCCATCACCACACTTGCAGCAGCTCTGACGTTCTGAATTCCTATTCCATATGACTGAACAGCAATTATTTCAGTATCTACAGTTCCACTAATTCTTCCGTCAACTACTTCAACATCAGATTCTTGCACAAAAGTACCAAGCTCTGTAGCATCTACGAAAACAGATGTTCCAGTGGTTATTTGGTTTGTTTGAACAATCTTCTGAGGTCCAAAGTACTCAACCTGTGGGAAAATTCCTACAGTTGGAGAACCAGCTGCTCCTGTAACAACAGGTGCTCTGATTAAAGCATTCTTGAAGTCTGTGTCTTTGCACAATGCTGCATAATCGTCAGCGTGCAGGATTAAGTGTGTTGCCTTAAATCCACCAACATCATAGCCTTCAATGTTTGCTCTTGCATCTATGAGCTTGTTATATGAAACTCTTGTAGATGCACCACCAGTAGCTGTTCTGTTGCTGTTTGCTGCTGTGCAGACTGCAACTATACCGCTGATAATGTCGCTATCAATTTTCCTGGCAAGGGCTTTTCCTACTCTTGCTGCTTCTGCAGTAATCAAAGACACCATTCCTCTCTTTACCATTTCCCAGGTAACTTTTGAGGCTGCTATCTTCTTTGTTGGAGCAACAGTGATGCTTGTATAACCTTCACCTGTGTAGGTTACAGAACCACCTTCTGCTACTTCTGCAGCAACAACACGCTTCTCTTTTGGAAGCTTGATTGCACCTTTACCTCCGCCATTCATGAGGTCTGTGTTGAGCTGTAGCAGCTCTAGACCGACCATGTTAGGCTCCACTGCAGCTCTTATAACACTCGCTAGTGCTGTGATATATAGAGCCGAGGCATTAGCTGTGCTTACATCTTCTCTGAAGGTGTAAAAACCGCTGTTCATGCCTTCCTTTAGTCTAAGCTCGTCTTTTAAAGCTTCGAGCGAGACTCCTTTTTCTTGCATATCCTTTGCTACTAGCTTTCCAGCTGCTTCACAAAGAGACGTGCTACCAGATAATTCAATTGGCATTTTTACTTTCTCCTTTTATTTAAATAATTATTGCATCATGTTCAAGGCTCTGCTATGTCCTGCCTTTTGCAGATACTCTCTCACTGATGCTGCTGCTCTTTCTTTGACGTCAAGAAATTGTTCCTGTCTTGCTAGTGAATCAGCAGAAGTCATTGCAGTCATTCCTACAACAGACTGTCTTCCTGATCTCTCTTGCATAGCATTAGGCTTATCTTTCTCTTCATCATCGTCATCATCTTCAACTTCTATATCCAAACCTTCAGTTCCACCAACTGGATTCTTGTTAGCTACTTGACCTTCCATTTGGTCTGGCTTTTTCTTTACTTCACCAGGCATTGGTTCTGTGGGGTCTTCTTCACCATTGGCTTCCTTCATGAGTTTTTTAGCTCTTTCTATATACTTCTTCGCTAACTGCATTTTGTTCTTAATTACAGTTGGTTTGTCGAACTCAGATGCTGGTTTTGGAACTTTGTTTTCTGTATCATCACCTTCGTCCTTGGCTGTCTTATCATCAGAGTCAAATCCACCACCAGATGGTGCAATTCCTTGTGGCTGTGGAGCAGCGTGAGTTGACTGTGGCACATTCTGTGCTGCTTGGTCAGTCGTTTGTTGTTTCTTGTCAACATCTCTTTCAGGAACACCTTGAAGCTCTTCTCTAATAAGTTTTCTCAAAGCTTCCTTTGATATTGGAAACTTATCGCTTGGCTCTTCTGTGTTCTTTTTAGCATCTACTTCTGGTGTATCCTCAACATTTTCCTGATTCACACCGCCCATTCTCATGTCAGCCAATTCTCCTTCAATCTCCTGCATTTTAACCATCATCTGGTCATACTCTGGATGAGTGTGGTCCTGAATCTGGTCATCTGCTGGTGCAGGCTGCCCACCCATCATTGGTGGCTGCTGTTCCTGCATCGGAATCTGTGGAGGCATTGGTTTTTCATTAGAAGGAGCTTGTCCTTGTGGGTACATTGGTCCCATTTCTTTCCTTCGAACTGGTCTTACAGTCATTTTTTGGTATACCTCTATTTTTAAATCTTTGTTATCCTATGGTCGCATGCCCAGCATCTAAGCTGCATGCCATTTGTATAAGAGTCCTTTAGCATTTGCATGCCACAGGCTGGACAGTTGCATCCTTTAAAAGCTACCTCTGTCTTTCTCTTACCTATTAGTTTAAGTGGTTTATCAACCTCAGCATCAATTTCATCCTCTGGCTTTCCATATATAACCTGCTGTTTACTCATTAGTGGGTCAAGAGGCATTAAAGGTCTTTCTTCTTCGTCTTCGTTTTGAGCAGAATCTTCTTGCTCTCTTCCCAAAACTTTCCTTCTTGGCTCAATAGCGTCTGGTCCAATTATACCTTCACCATTTGTGGTTGTTATTTCCTTATAATATTTCTCTTTTGCCTTATGGAAACTTTCAGCTAAAGCCATTGAACTGTCGCCATCACCTGGAATTAATACAGCTGATAATTCAAGGTATTCGCGAATATTTGCTTCAATATATGAACCATACTCATCTTGTGAGTCCATAACATCGTCTACCAATACCTGTATACTTACACCAGGTATATCACCTCTCTTGGCTTTCCTAATAAAAACGTCCTCTGCTGGATCTAAGTCAACCCTGTACATTAAACAAGGCATGTTAAGTTTTGGATTCAAGCCTTCATAACATTCGACTACATGTCCAAAAGGTGGGTGAGTTCTTATTGAGGTGTCATTATGTGTATCTAGGAAGGGCTTGCCTATCAAAGTCTTATGGGTGCCAATTCCTGACTGATAAGTATAAGAGACTCTATTTCTGGTGGGCTTACCAAAGGTAATTGCTATACCTTCAAGAAATACAGATTCTACATTACCTGTCTCTTCATTTATTTGCTCTTTTATCCTATAAGATTCACAGAGTATGTCTACAGGTTTATTGAGCGTAATTTTCTGGTTATGTGCAGCAACCATTTTATTTTATAAAGTAATAAAATAGTTGGACTATTTAAATATAATTTAAGAAGGACACAAAATATATTTCATAGGCTTGACTCCCTGTCCTGGTTTATCAACTGCCCTAATACACATTATCTCGCCATTCTTACGCATCTTTCTTATTCTATTCGAAACACGAACATATGGCAAGGACAGCTGTTCTGATATCTCTTTTGCTGTCATATAGTCCTCCAGTATGCAATTCTTAATTGCTTGGTCTACTTCTCTCATTTTAAACTTCAACATAAGGCGAAATTCCGCAATTGCAGTTATGCAAAACAATGCCTTTAGCAATATAATTATTGAATTCTTCCACTTCAATGTTATATGTTTTGACTTTGTGCTTTAGCTGTCTCTGTATGATTTGGTCTGGTTTAGAGAATATATATATACAGCCATCTTCATGGAAGCTTTTATTAATCTTGCATGCAGGTCTGTTTGCTACAGAGTGTTGATTGAGCATAATGCATATTTCATCTTCTGGAAGAAGATCTTTTGCAGACACATAACCTCTTTTGGTAAGCACAGGGTGTTCATCAGTAATTGATAATTTTACTGGTTTGGAATTGGCACCAAAAATAATATCTGTAACTTTTCCTGTATGCTCTCCTCTATATATCTTTGTAACAGTTTTGTGCTCTCCTTCCACAGTCATAACTTTGCGTCCTTTTTTGATTTTCTGTATTTCTACATATCCTTTATCAGTCAAGACTTTAGTTTTTCCAGAAATGCAACACTGAGGGTGTGTAGAAATGACGGGCATTGGTGCTGTTTTGTCATGAACATTGAAAATTCTACCATGCAGGGGACGACAAATTGGACAGACATTTTCCTTTTTGCTCGTAAACCAGCGATATTTGTCAGTAACACCACCATTCTGTATTGCCATCCTAGTTGACCTGCCATATGTTTTTATTGTTTCAGATCTGGCAATAAGCTCTGATTTATATGATGTTATCTTGAAATTGTCTTTGATATCCTGTGTTATTGTCTTGATGGTATCTCCTTGGCTGATGCCTTCATTCAATATTTGCTTTAAATCCTTGTGCTCTTTCTGTATAAACTTATCAAGAAAAGAGTAAGACTCATCTTGGATTGCCTTTAAAACCCTTTTATCGAATGGCACCCAGCTTTTAAAGTTCATCTTTTTGGCTGCCTCTTCATTTGCTTTCCAGAATGAAGCACCAACATAAGACATAACTATTGGACTTAGGTCAAACCTCAGATTCTCAAGAATGGTTGATATACCTGCCAAAGTTACTGGGTCAACTGCTGACTTGAGCCTTAAACCCTCTGTGAGTCTGTTTTCTCTTTTGTCCAAATACAGATAGATTTCCCTCAGTCTATCACGAAAGGCTTTCCTGATGGATATAGCAAAAGCTTTCTGTAACCCTGTGGTTCCTGTGGGCGACCATGGGTAGTCTGTTGGTCTATCGAATGATGGCATTAAGGATTATCTAAAAATTTTTGGCTCTTGGTTGTTTTATTATCTAGGCAAACTTAGGAGTCTGGTGCAAAAACTCCTTTTTGTCTGCCAAGTAGTCATCTATCTGTTTTTTAACAGGTTCTGGTTTAGTATTCAAAGTTTTATCCAGCTCCTGTTCACATTTCTTCATCTCCCTATCAAGACTTTCCATAAGGTCAGTCTCATCCTTTTTTATTTCTTTGTCCTCAATATCTGCACCAGGACCCAATTTCTTGGGGTTCCTAGGATTATAAGGATTCTCCTGTATAGGATTATCTTTTTGTTTTATTTCTGAGTCCATCTTGTTTTTAATTAAGCCTGTACCATCTTTTTTGCCTTGTCCTGGTCCCATTCCTGCTCCATGTGGTCCAGTTGCATCTGGTATATGGCCTCCTGGTCCAGAATTTTCAAGTTCATTCTCCATCTGTTTAACCTCATTCTCCATCTGGTCAAGGTGGTCATAATATAACTCATCCTCAAGTAAATGGTCTTTTGCAATTTTCTTTGCCTCTTCTGGATTATCGGTATGTTCCATCTCATGCTGAATACCTTTCTCAAGCTGAACTGGGTCAAACTGTTCGTCAGGCACCAATTCACCCTGCATATTCTCTTCTGCTGGCCACTTGCCTGTTATTTTTTTATGGATATCAGCACAGTAACCACCAGGACTCTCCTTATCCTGATTCTTTGACACACAGTCGTCAAAGTCTTTATATTCTCCGAATGGCATTTTGTAATTCCTTTATTGTGTAATTAAATAATCATTTAACTGTTTAATCTATGAAAGTCTTATTCATAGACAACAGTTACAGTAAATGTTCCTGCATCTGCAATAGTTTCATCTGAATATATACCTGTATCATAGGATATTCCAACTGCTGGATAAAATGCCCAAGTTCCATTGGCAGCATCTGCAACAATGGTTGCCAAAGAGGCTCCTGAATCGTCTGTGCTATTTTTTATCTCAACTTTGTCACCAGCTGTTACACCAACACCAGAGACTAATATAGCATATACAGTTCCTGCAGAGCCTTTTATCTGTCCACTGGAAGTTAAGACAGAGCTGCTCTTACCTGCTGGTGTCACAGAATCTGTATCGCAAGCAGTTATCTTTCCGTCTATACTAGTAGTATCTCCAGCAATAGTGTCCAAATCTGTATTGGCGTCATCATCTCTCACCTGCAATTCACCAGAGGCATTTACAAGAGCAGTTTCAGTGCCATCTCCAATTTGCACACTATCTGATACATGAGTCAGATCTCTAATATCCAAATCAGTTGAATCTACAGTTACTACTTCGCTGTCTAAAGTAATAGGTACATCTCCCTGTCCTGTTGCGTCAACTGCAACAACTTCAGTATCAAGAGTAACTTTTATATCATTGGTTTGTGTCCCCTTTGATATATCATTTATATCTACATCAGGTAAACTGGTTACATCAACATCACCAATATCAACACCACTATTGGCACCAAGAGTTCCAATGCTAGCAGTTCCAGCACCAAGTTCAACAGTCTCTCCATCTAAGGTAATAGGAACATCACCTTGTCCAGTGGCATCTACCACTACTGTATTCGTTATATCTGTTACAGCAGTTACAGTTCCACTAGCAATTACTACATTTCCAGTATCACATGCTGTAATTTTCCCATCAATAGAAGCTGTGTCTGATGCAATGGTTCCTGAATCTGTAGCAATATCATCTAAATTACCACCGCTTTCTAAAGCCAAACTTGCAGTGTCCAAAACATTTCCTGCAGCATCAATTCCTTGGACTGAAAGAACATTGCTTGCTGTTGTTCTTGCTGTGTTGGCTGCACTCACTTCAACTCTCACATCAGAGTCTGCATTCTTTATTTCAACAGCTCCAATCTCTATATCGCCAGCTTCAAGATTGACTTTCAATTCACCATCTGTATTACAGCTAAGAGCTTGGGGGTTTGTTCCATCAGTTCCCATGACGAGTACACCTTTGCTGGGTGTTCCTGCGCCGTCTGTGTAAACCGCATCATCAATAAGCTCAACTGCTGTTTTAATATCAGCAGCACTGGCTTCTGTCATATTTAAATCAGATGCTGTATCCTGAATAGCTTCAACACCGCCTGTATTGTCTGAAGCTAAATTAACATCAAGAGCATTTGAAGTTGCACCAACAACATTTCCAGAATCATCAACTATCTGGCTTTTCTGACTTGCATCAGTTAGTCTGCTATCACCTCTATAAACAATCTCAAACTCATCAGTGGCACCAGGAACTGGAGCACCTATTTCCTGCTCTGCCATATCTATAACAACTGTTGTGTTTGTAACTGTGGCACCTTTTGTCTTATATATCCAGCCTTGAGTTTTATTCTCAACAGTCTGTATATCTTCCAAAGCCAAACCAGTTACAGTATCAAATGTTATTGTGTCTGTATCATCACCAACATTGCTTGTGGTTTTATAGAAGTCGTGTCCTGTTGTGGTATTCATTTGAGCTTCAAGCTCAACTGTTCCAACTGTTACTGAAGCATCAACTGGTAAAGGGTTGCTTGCTGACGCCATGCTGGCACCATCTGTGCCTAGCACCAAAACCTTCCTTGCAGTAGAGGAATATGCATCTGTGTCTACTGATGTACTTTTTCTAGCCATTTTGTTTCAATTTTCTGTCGCTCTTCTAGAGCAGACCTTTTAAATAATTAACTTATGATCTTATTAAATATAATTCAAACATCTGGATACCCATACTTTTCTCTCTCATCCCATATTTTCCTATGGTCAGAAACACCTTCTGCATGTCTAGCAGACACAATGCTGTTACCTTCATAAACAGGTTTGACAATATCCCAAGACTCAGAGTTTTTAGAAGCACCCACTGGCTTGCATATCCCCATGTACTTAACCCTGCCATCCTTGCTATAATCTACTGCAAGATCAAATTCTTTAATCAATGTTTCTAATAAGTCCATTTTTAATCTGAAAACTCTTTTATCTTATTTATCTCTTTCTTGCTTGCTGCCTCACCAAAATCCCTGTTGCTCTCTAAATGGTAATCCTGTGGAGCATCTAAAGCGTAAACCTGTTCTGTCTGCTTCTTGGTTAATTTTGGTGTCTGCTGAAAGAAATTCATCCAGGAATCATTGGCATCTTTAGACAATAGCTTGGGGGATTGCTTATCTGCATATGGGTCATATGGCATTTTGCCTCCTCCCTGGATGGTTTTCTTGTTTGCTGGCTTGTTGTGGTCAAAGACTTTATCAATTCCCTCACCATTAGGCAATATACCCTCATCTTGAGGTGGAGCATTAAACTGTGGCATTCCAAATCCACTCATACCACTATCTCCCATCATGCTGCTTTGCCATTCAAGGTAATAAACCTCTCCTGTGTCTCCAATACTTGACATCCCCAACATGCTTCTTGCTTCGTTGAAAGTAACCAGATTCTGTACCCATAAGCCACCTACTCTGTTGACTTTCTCTGATTGTGTCTCAAAATCAAGCTCACCAAATTCAAGATGTGCTTCCTGCAAGCCTTCTCTTCTCAAAAAAGGCTTTAACAAAAAGGTCTCAATTGGCTTCAAGAACAGTTTCCTCTTTGAATATATGGCAAGAATATATGATATCAAGCTTATCTGTGCTGTTGCTTTATTAACCTGGTCACCTAAACCCATCATGAAGTCAGGAGCTATGCCAGAAATTATCTTCTTCCTAACATGCTGTATCATATAATCAAGGTTTATGTCCTGACCTGCATACGCCAAGCTCTCTCGCTTAATTGGCTTGTTGACAATGGCACTCTCGTCTTTTTCTAGGGATTCAAGATAAACAATGAACTCATCAAGCTCTTCATCTGTTGAGGGATTATCCTTATCACCATACATTATAATATCACGTGGCACAGCTTTATACTTGGCAATAACAGCAATGCTTCTTTCTATCTGTTTTAAAATTTCATAATCATCAAGTGCAGAAGCCAAGTAAGACCTTCCATACATTCCAGTGTCACCTAAGTTAAGCCTGAACTGTATCATTTTACGCTTGTTGATTGGCACACCATATATCCTGAACTTATGGAACAATGAGCCATAGTGATAAGACATGTCATACCACTTTGCATTTTTCAGCTTATACATTGGGTTTATTCTCTGCACAAAATACTCTTCTTCATTCCTTGCTGTGATTTTCTTGGGTTGTTTTGTTATTGGGTCTGTTACAACTTTTTCTTCCTTTTTTGGTAAACCAAATTCATCACAATTAATATATATTTGTGATGAATCAGCTAGAGGGTAGCACTTGCGTGGCTTTTTCCATTCTGCATCCTCATAATCAATTTCAAGATAAGAGTTGCCTGTTTTCAGAACATTCTCAATAACTTCATCTATCCAAGTGTCTATACCAAGATCTTCAAGATATCTTTGTGCTCTGATTTGTGTAATTTTATCGTCAGACTTGACAACAACATCTCCTCCCTTAATGAAATCCTTCATGGTGTTAATTGCTGATTGGGCAAAAGAGTTTCTGTTATACATCTCGACACACATTGTCATCTCTTCGTGTGGATACCAGATCTTATCTCTGAATATATCCTGACCAAATGGGTTAAACGACCCAACTACTGATTTTCTCTCTGCCTTCCTGTTACCTTTAAACAAGAGCGAATCTCTAATGGATTTCATTTTTTAACAATAACTCTTCATAAGCTTCATCTGCCTCCTTAATTGATTCAGATAAAAATGAGGGTTGGGCTTGCATTTGTTGGGGGTGGTAAGTCTCATACTGTGGCTTGGTGTCCTGTGAGCCAGAGCCAGCATCATTTTTTGCCTTTTTCTGAACACTTATCCATTCAGGTGGAATGTCATCTGAATATGCAACTGACATATCAAGTGTCTGTTCAATTGGTGCAAAAGCATTATTATGTGAATCTTCATCTGGATGCAAGTTTCTTGCTAGCAAAGGTATGGTGTCTTCATTTAAAGGTATATCAATTTTTAGTATATCAATGTTTCCTTCTGAGTTTTCATAATTCAGCAAAGCACCTTGTTCACTTGTAAACATATAGTTTCCTAAATACTTGGGCTGAAAATCTTGTGCTGCTGGCTGTTTTTTTCCAGGAATCATTCCTTGTTTTAATATATCCTCTGTATTCTCAGGATATGTTGCATGGTAAAAAGTCAATGAATCCTGTGAAGCAGCCAGATCTCTAAGCTGTTGCTCTCTTGTAGATATCAACTCTGCATCAACTTCTCCAACTGGAACAGGATCCAATCTTGTATCAAGTCCTCTTGATTTTGCCTCTTCCAAAACTTCACTGGCAAAGCTATTAGCCTCTGGATTTCTTCTTGCAATAGAATCTACAGCCTGTCTCATTGCAGCCAAATCTCCATCATGCATATCTGGCAGCATAGATTTAAACTCTTCAAGGTTGCCTTCCATGATAAAATAATCAGCTGCTTCTACAGCTTCAAATATGCCAGATTCATCTAGCTGTATCCTGTCCTGTCTAAAGGTCTTTCCTTCTGTATCATAATACAAGCCACCTCTCTTGCCTTTTTGAACATTAGCACCTGCTGGGGCATCAGATGGACTTTTGATATATTTCTTGTCTTCTTGAAATATCTTATATGCTGTGCTCCTGCTTTGCCCTCTTGTGGCTTTGTATAAATACTCTTCCTTATTCATCGTCTTCTGACCTTAAATCTGAGAGTGATTTTCCTGTAGGTCTGGTATTCTTATGAACTTGCATCCTAAATATTTTTCTATCTCTTTTTGTCTACAGATATCTTTTTCAGACAAGTTTCCATTATGGCCAAAATGCTGAGCTTCATCAATCTCTATAGCACAGTTCAAATCTTTTATGTAACCATCCAAGAAATACCCTAGAACTTCATGCTGTCTCTCTATTTTTTTATTTATACAGATCTCTATAGAATCAAGGATTTGAGTTTCGTGTTTTCCTATTGCAGGCATCATTGGCAATCCATGGCACTGCCTGTCTTTTATCTGTTTTACTGTGGTCTGTCTTATTTTTGATATATGCTGTGCAGAAAGTTTTTTTCCTTTATGGCTTTTTCCATGGTTGGCACATCTTTTTTCTCTGTCTTCATAAGACATGTTTTTCCAAATTTCTTTTTGAGATTTGCTCATAGCCTGTTTTGCCTCTTCTGTATGCTTGCCATTCCATTTAGGAACATGCTGTAGGTCTCCAGACTTCCAAAGCTTTTTCATCATTTCAGACTGTTCTATTTTTCTATCCTCTGTATATGCCTTGCTAATAGACTCAGCATGCTTTTTAGATAAACTTTTTCCTAATTTATTGTTTTGCATTTTTAGTATAGTCTCTTTCGAATGGTGTCTGCCATACATTGCATTCTTAGGTCCTTTTCTTGCAATACTCATCTTTTGTTTGGTCTTCTCTGTAGCTTTTTTGCCTTTATGCGATTCAGATATATTTTCTCTATGCTGGTCAGAAAAAGCAGACAACCCTTGCTCTTTTCTAATTTTTGCTCTTTTTATCAAAGCCTTGCTTATTTTATCTTTGTGAGACTTTGTTTTAGCTTTTCCTTTATGCATTTCGCTAAATTTTTTGCTCATGGCATCTCTTCTCTCTTTAGAGATATTTTTTATCTGCCTTTTATCTTTCCTGTTCGACCCCATGTTTTATTTAGCTCCTGATTAATATCAAGCATGAGGTAATATATCGCACCAGCACCTGAAATGAAAACCACAACTGCCAGTGCTATATTACCTCTGATAAGATTTACCATCCAGTGGTCAATACCAATCAGCATCAGCAGGAATAAGCCTGCAGCTGCCAGTAACAGACCATGGATGAATATAAAGGTCAGCAAGTCTCTTATGTCCTGAGTGCTTTCTTGAAGCCACCATCGATGAATTTGTGAAGCTACCTTTCTTATTTTGGCAGCAGGATTTATTTTTTTAAATAATAACCTTTTTGACTTATTTAAATATAATTCAGAAGGCTGAAAGTTTGTAGTTGGCAATTTGCTGTCCTCTTCAAAGCCATCCTGCTGTCCATATATTCGCTCAATAATATTTTTATAAAGAGTATCTTTGTTCATCTGCTCTTTATCAACTTCAATTGTTGGATGTGGTTCTGACCCAATTCCATTAATATCAACTTCATAAATTTCAGAGTTCATCTTTTGTCACACCATATCTCGCACATATTTCTTCAACATACTTGAACCCAGGACATCTTGGGTTGCTGCAATTTTTCCTATCTGCACAGTGAATTGGCTTTACTGGCTTGTGTTTGGTTCTACATATAACAACACCATTCTGTAAAGCCTTTCTTGCAAAATTTAATTCTCTATTGTGTAAGAAGGTTTTTCTTTTCTCCCTTAAAATCTCCTCTCTGGCTTCCTCTTCCTCTCTATCAATCTGATACCGCTTTCTGTTTATGTCTTCAATAAGCTTCTGCCCCATTGACCTTCTATCAGTCACATCGACTGCTGTCTTTTTTCTAATCTTTCCTGAATGTGCTCTGGGAACACCAGTTGGCACCTCAACCAAAGCTATTTGGGCTTTTGACCAGAAGTGGTCATCCCTGCCATGCATCTTTCCTGAGTAACGAACACCACCCTGAGGCAATATTTCTTTCTCAACTCTCATGCAGTGTCTTATAGCATCTTGGTGGTGCTTTTCTTTGTGCAGCCACCTATACCTGCTCTTGCCTGTTATTGGGTCAGGCATAACAATATTCCTGAAACCAATGGCCATTTGCTCTTTGCTTTGCATGGTGAAGGTGTTGTTCTTTAATAAAACTCTTGAGCTGAATGAGTTGTTATCAAGCTTCTCAGCAAGCATTTGTGATATCACCCTGCCATGCCCTGTAAAGTCAAGCTGGATTTCAGAAAACCTGAATGCCATATGCATATCAAAAATAATGTCTCTCTGTTCAGGATAGTCTGCTTGTGTTTCAACAATCTTTCTTTCAATATACATGGCTTGCCTGTCTGGCACCAATACTTCCTCAACAACAGTAAATGCTGATAAATCACGCACCTGGGCAAAGTCACAGCATAATATAAATCTGTTGGTGTTGCCCTGTGGTCTTGCATTCCACTCTACACCATCATTGGCATTCGAATATATCCACTCTGATTTAATAAGTTTATAAGTTTCGTCCAGAGGCACACCCAAGTTTTCCTGTCTAAACTGCTCAAGGTCTGACGCTCTGTCTGTCTCCAAGTCAGCAATATTAACCCACCAATAAGGTATGTGAACATCTTGCTGAATGCTATCTCCTTCTTTAACAATGAAGTTGTCTCTGCTTTTATATTTTTCAAGCAAGTCTTTTATGTTTTCATCAGTCAGCAAGCTTAAACCCATCTTGCTTCTGCGTTGATTATTCAAATCAATATACAAAGGCTCTTCCAAATCAAGATCTCTCCAGTTCTCAATTGCTGGACACTCATAAGTATGTATGGCAAGACTTCCTGCTTCACCTTTTTTATATAATCCCCAGAAGAATTCTTCCTCGTCGCTTAACCTTGGTGTGGACTGTATTCTTGCTGAGCCACCTTGTCTGATTAAATATTTCAAAGCCTTCCAGGTCTCTCTCGCTATCCCTCGCTCGCGAATAGCCCAAGCAGCTTCATCAAACACAACACTTATTCCTGTCTTACCTCTTATTGCTGATGGATTGGCACTCAAGCCAATTATGTGTGTATCATTGATGATCTTATCAAACACTTTCTTGGTGTTTGTTATATTAAGCATAGACCTGCCACCAAGCTCTGCTGGCCAGTGATTAGCATCATCAATCATCTGCTGTACTTTCCTCATCCAGTCATCTGCTTGTTCTGTTACTGTAGCTACATAAAATATGTTAGTATTGGGAAAGTCCTCAGCAATCAGCAACTGCTCAGCAGCCAGAGCAACAGAAAAACCTAGCTGTCTGCCTTTGTTTGTAACACTTACATATGAAATACCGCTCCCAACCAGGTCTCTGTTCTTGCCCAAGATGCCATCTCTTATCATCTGTTTTTGTGGCTCTGGCAGTTTCAAAGGCACTAAAGAACCATCGGCACGCCTAATGTTAAAAACATCTTCTATCCTAGCAACAGGATCTAGCCATTTGTTGGCATAGTGTTTTTTGATTTGCTTAACTTCGTGTGCAGACAGACTCATGATAATTAATGTTACCGCAATGTGGGCACTTATAATACTTGTCCCACTCTGACATGTCTATGTCCAAGCCACAATACATGCATATCATCATGCCATCTCACGCTTCAGGTAACAATATAACTTTCGAACCTCAACACCATTCTCTGTTAGATCGCTCACTGGTGCCTTCATGGTCTTGTTATCAAGAATATATAGTTTTCCACTGCCATCCTCGTTTTCTGTCTTAAAGCGTTTATAGCTTATCTGATGGAATTCATGTGTTGTCATTTTATTATATAAGTAGTTCTATATGGGTCAAATGGATTATCTCCTGGATATGGATTAAATGGCCACCGAGGTATTATCAATGGACCACGATAATAATAATCATCTTCTTCATACTCCTTGCCACAGTTTGGGCATTTATATCCATTAAATCCCACTGGTTCTAAGTAGGAATCACAGTTTGGACACCTTATCTTTTCCTTAAGATGTGTGTGTTTTTCTCTTAACATCTTTTCTCTCCTCTACTATCCTTTTTGCTTCTCTCATGGTCTCAAAGAACATTTCTCTCTTTGGTCCGAATATATGAAATAAAATAACCTTATCAACAGTTACATTTAGAACAATCCAAGCCACCATAACACTCACAAACAGACACAGCAGCATGGCTATAATAAGGAGTACAGCACCAACAGACATTATAATATCATCACCAACCATACCTTTACTCATGCCAAAAAGCACAGCGGTAATGGCTAAAGTTATCACAACAGCCATCAGTATATTATATTCACTCATTTTTCACCTCAACCTTATGCTTAACCTCTTCCTGCCCCAAACAGATTATATCACCATCATAATCATCGCACCACTGCAAGTCCTCTGGCTTGTCTGTCAGCCTAAAAGGCACATCGAGAGCCTTATTGCGCAGCAGCACACAGCCCATGCCACAAGCATCCACTTTTAAATAATTTGGCAACCCAGTATCAGACTCTATAATATGCAAGCCTCCACTGCTCAACAAGAATATATCTCTGCAAACTTTGTCTCCATTGGTTACTGCATATGGCACTGTAACAACATCTGCCTCTGTCTGTTTTGCGCACATCCACATGGCTTCAATCGTGTGTGGCAGCAAGGCAATATCAGCGTCCAACATCAGCAAGGCATCGCAGCCTGTCTGTTTTGCTGCAGCAAGTAAAGCATTCCTGACATTGACCTTATTCTGCATAGTGTCCTCTACTGGTGCAATATCAAGCTGCATGAATGGCATGTGGAGCTTATATAGCACATCAGCATATAACTGATAGAAGCCTGAGTCAAGAGAATTAAAAATAAACTGCAAGCCTTTGCTATCAAAATCTTTAGGTATCGTGGTTGTTTTGAGAGCAGTCATAACATCAGCAAAACAATATGCCTTGCTTTCTGTAACCCCCATGCCTATCATTAGTTTCATAGTTCAATGCTCCAATCTACTATTGTCCAAGTGTGTGTCTCTGTATGCCCACATCTAGGACAGGTGTCTGTAATTGTTACTTGTACTGGTTCGTTGCTTTCCTGAAACTCTGCATCAAAGATCTTCTCTTCAGCAAATTTATCAAACTCAACAATATCATGCACTATTGCCTCAATCTCTGATACAGGTTTGCCTTTTAACCACCAGTTCTTTTTTTCTAAGTCCATGGATATCTTACCTTCCTTGTCCAATAGCCACAATCGGCTCTTGGGTGATACTTAATCTCTATCTGTGCTCCTGTGTGCCAGAACATCTTGACCCCTTATTATTTTGCATTTTGTAAAAGCGAGGTAACAAGTGAATAAAAAGGCACTACCCCTCGAGAAGTTTTGCGACCTCCTCCCTCTCTCCCTCTTCCTCTTCTTCATCAGCTACTGCTGTCTGTTTTTTAGACACACTATAGGACAGAGTCTCCTCTCCGCTGTCGGTCTGCCTTGTGAGTTCCTTCCTTATCTCTGCCTGGATTTCCTTAATGTCCTTGCTTGTGTTGGTGCTGTTAATCTGATTGCTGATTAAAATCTGCGCAGCATTCTCTCCAAACTTCACCTTATATAACTGCATTAATGCATAGTACAGCTGCTGCACCCTTCCTGCATTAGGCTTGTCTTTTGTCTGCTGCTCCAGCATGCCGTATATTTCCCCGATTTTTGCCAGCAGTTGCTTAGGATCGTTACCGACAAAGGCATCGAACAATGCCAGATCTTTTTCTTTCTCTGGCAGCTTGTCGTAGATTTCATAATAACATTTTGAGTCTGGCTTTTCAAACTGGATATATTTTTTGGCTGCCTTGCGTCCTTCCTCGTCTGCTTCCTTAATTTTTTTCCTGGCTCTTTTGTACTCCCAATATGCATATGGGCAGTAGATTTTGAATGAGCAGTTTGCACAGCGTGTGAAATGTGGATTAGGCAAACCTTTTTTTGCTTTTCCACCTTTTCTTGCAAACTCTACTCTCTCTTCCTTGGACAGATCCGCTAATGTTTTCTTGAATGGCATTTTATTCTCTGCACCCACCCCCTAATTTTTTCTGTGTGTCGTCTGAGTGAGCGTCCTATTTTGAGCTGCATTTTCTACTGCAGCTATAATATAATTTAATTACCTTATTATTAAAATGAAAAGGGGAGTTTTCACTCCCCTTCATTGTCCTCCAATTGTTCTGATATTTCAGAGATCTCGCGTCTTATTTCTCCAATCCTTTCAGTTACTTTTGCTGGAAATTTGCCTGTTTTTCCTTCTTTTCCTATTGGGTTAGCGATATATCTGAGTGTTACCTCAATGCCATTGCAAGTCAATGCAGGTCTCACTGAATTGTCAATTGCTTCATTCTCTGATACAATTCTTGTTACAACTGATGGCATCACACTGTGTTTCTTTAAAACCTTAGCAATATCATCCCAAATTGCTTTCTCTCTTTCGGCTGCTGCTTCAATTATGCCTCTGTCAAACTTAGGCATATTATCCTTCACCAGCTTTTGCTCTTCTTCCAATAATTTGGCTATCTTTTTCTGAAGTATCTTTTTGTCAGCCATTTTACTCATCTAGAGATTTGTCCTCATATATTACCATAAACACAAGGATTCCTGAATCTTTGGTTATCTCTTTGATGTCTTCTACAATAATCCCATTCCTCTTGGTGTCATCTCCTGTCTGCAACTCAGTTAGTGCTTTATTAATGTCGTTTTCAATAGCCTGCACTGTTGCATCAGCTGATCTTGCCTCTACCTCAAGCCTTCTTACCAGTTTCATTTTTGTTCACATAACTCGTTTATATTTACTGTGCTCAGCATATCAACAAATGACTGTGTTGATTTCCTTATAAAAGCGTCTCTTGTTGGGTCTGCCATCTCTTCTGCTGACATGGTAAAGCCCATATGCTTGCTGAGTCCTGTTCTCTTGTTTGTTATGAAAATGTCAAAGTCTGCTGGCTCTGCTTCTGCCTTATAAACTTTCTGTACTGTGATATATCCATCCTCACACTCTGTACATTTGGTTGGCAAATTCTGCGGACTTGGCACATCACTATATCCCAATATTGCACCACACCTTTGGCACATTATCTTATAATCTTGCATCTTTTATCACCTTGTAAAATATATCTTCTTTATTGATTTGTTTTGTTAAAAATCTCGTGAACCACACTGTGTCTGTGAAACTCAATAGACAGAAAGCCAGTTTGAGCTCCTTATATATTGACTTATAACTAATGTTATTCTTGATTTTCTCATATACCTCGCACACATAATTAAAGCTATTCAGTTCTGGTGTACTATATCCAGCATTTGTGTGCTTGAGCTTCAATGCCCTTGTGGCTGCATATTGCCCAATCTCCTGTGTGCTCTTTCCATTATCAGCTCTGAAATATTTCATCATACTTCTGATTGTATTTGATGTTATAATGTCATTCTTATCTGTCACATATAGCTTTAAGAACTTCACAAAGTCAGAATTTTGCTTGCAGAAATTGATAAACTTCTGCTCGCCATCCTCTTTGCTCAGCTCCTGCATTATTTCAAACATCTTATTCTGGTTTGACTCTAATTTTGCCTTCTTCTTGCTCTCTTTGTTTCTTGAACTGCTCTCTGCTTGGATTTTGTGTCTGGTCAAGATGGCTCAATATTCCATCACTAAACTGCTTCACTGCTGCACCGACTGCCATGCTGTGAGCTGCTATCTGCAGGTCTGTTGCAATATGCATAATCTGCTGTGAATTCAGATGTTTTGCTTTTATAATATCCACAATTCCCTGCCAAGCCTCAAGTCCTGGGTCTTTTTCCTTATTGGCTAGTCTTTTTTTCGATTTCATTTTTCGCTTTGTCAATGGCTTTCTTTAAACTATCATAACAGCTTTTGCAGAGATCTTCATACTCTTCTAGATCCTTAGATTTTCTTGTGTCTATTGATGCTTTCTCATACCATCCAATACACAGTTTTCCAGACTTTTGGCCAATTTTATCTTCTGACATTGGCTTTTTGCAAAAGTCACAGACAATCTTTATCATTCTTTGGATGCTGAAAAGTCCTGCTTGATATCATCATCTGTTACTCTCTTGCCTTCAGTTATCTCTCTGTTTACCTGCTCTGCAGACTTCCTGCCTGCACCTGGTCTCGTTATGGGATCCAC